ATACTCAGCCTTTGCTGATACCTTCCAAAAAGGTTTGACACACATGACTGATGTCTACCGTAAAGCTGCAACAGATCCTACTTCTGTTGGGTACATCATGCGTGATGACCTTGTGAAGAAGAATGAGAATACAATGGATATTCTCCATTCGTATGCTATGGCTTCTCAACAACGAGGTAACGAAGGTCCTATGGCTCTGTACCATAAGGCTGAAGCTCTCAACGATATGGCCAATAATCCGTGGCTTCGGTTTGGTCCTAATGCTATGACGGCATTGGATGGTTTTGCACGGGCTATGATTGCCAACGCTGAAGTACGTGGACGTATCTATGATAAGTTCATTGATGGTGGCAGGAAGCTTGATGCTGATGGTATTAAAAAAGCTTTGGATGATCAATACAACGAGATGTTTGATTCCTCCGGGATGATTACAAACAAAGCTGTTGATTATGCTAGCCGTGAGATTGCTATGAACCTGGACAGCCCTGCTGTTGATGGTTTGTCCCGTCTTATTGACCAGTATCCTGCTATGAAACCCTTCCTGATGTTTCCACGCACGAGTGTGAACATTCTGGATATGGCTAATAAGCACAGTCCTATCTCTATCTTTGCTAAAGAATACAACGAGATTGCCTACAAACCACTTAGCAACTTTACTGTTGATGAGGTTGAGTCTATTCTTACTAAGCGTGGCTTGCCCGTGGATGAGAATATGATGGATACATTCAGCACCCTTCGTGCTGAGGTACGTGGACGTAAAGCTGTTGGCACCATCACTATGATGACTGCTGGTGCTATGTTCCTCAATGGTGGTCTGCGTGGCAACGGTCATTACGATAAAGAGCGTAACCGTGTTCGTCAAGAACTTGGTTGGAAACCTCGTACGTACAAAGGTTGGGATGGTAAGTGGTACAGTTATGATGGCCTTGGTCCCATCTCTGACTTCTTAGCACTGACTGCTGACGTGATGGATAACTTTGATTCCATTACCGAAGCTGACCTGGAAACCAACATTAACAAACTTGGATTTATCATTAGTGGTAACCTGACTAATAAGTCTATGCTTGCTGGTATTGAGCCTATGAACGATGTTCTGGCTGGTAACCCTGCTGCATTGAACCGTTGGGCTGCTTCTTTTGCTAGCTCTCTTGCTCCTCTATCTGGTGCACGTAATGAGCTTGGTCGCCTTATGGCACCGTCTCTGCGTGAGTTGGATATGGAGTTCACTCAGCTTCTTCGTAACCGTAACAAGTTCCTTGATGTTGTGGATTCCAAAGGTGCACTGCCTGATAAACATGACTGGATTGATGGTACTAAAGTTGGTTACCCTGAAAACTTCTTTGTACGGGCATGGAATGCTGTGTCTCCTATGAAGGTGTACGAAGGTCAATCGGCTGAGCGTCAGTTCTTGCTGGATATTGAATATGACTCCCGTCCTAGCTTTAACAAAAGCACCAAAGGCGTTGAGTACACTCCTAAAGAAAGATCTGAACTATTCTCTTTGATGGGTCAGCAGGGTTACTTTAAGGGTGAATTGAATCGCATCATGCAAGGTACTGACGCTCAAGTGTGGCGTGATTCAATTAAAACTGAACGAGGAGCTGGATCTCGTATTGATCCTAATCAATGGATGAACCTGTATCGTCAGATTGATGTAGCTTTGGATCGTTCTAAGCGTATGGCTGAAGTACAGCTTAGCAATCGTGAAGAAGTGATGCGTCGTCAATACGAACAAGGTTTAGATAAAGCCTATCAGCAACGTGGGGTTCCCTTGTTGCAATGGCAAAACAAGTAATCCACCCATTCCCTTTTCTTACCTAGCGTAAATGGCTGTAACTCAAAATACATACACTGGGAATGGTTCAACTACGAACTATTCAATTACATTTGAATATCTTGAAGAGACCGATATTAAGGTAACACTTAATGGTACTCTGACAACTGCATACACTTTTGCCAACGCTACAACTATTTCTTTTACGACTGCACCGGCAGCTGGAGTAGCAATTCGCATCTACCGAGATACTGACGTAGATGCACTTCAGTCTACTTTCTTTGCCGGTTCGGCTATTCGTGCTCAGGATCTAAACGATAACTTTACTCAGAGTAACTACTCTGTACAAGAAATTAAAGATCGTTTCCTTGACCGTACTGGTGGAACCCTGACTGGAGCACTTGATGCTGGTGGTTTTAAAATCACTAACGTTGGAACCCCAACCAACAATGCTGACGCCTCCACAAAAGCTTATGTAGACAGCACGATTGGTACTGCTGGGGGCTATGCAGCTGCTGCTGCCTCTAGTGCCAGTGCTGCTGCTACGAGTGCTTCTAACGCCTCCACAAGCGCCACAAACTCGGCTACGAGTGCTTCTGCGTCTGCTACTAGCGCAGCGGCTTCGTTGGCCTCAGAAACGGCTGCAGCGGTTTCTCAGAGTGCTGCGGCAAGCAGTGCATCGACGGCTTCGACTCAGGCATCCAACGCAGCTACCTCTGCCTCTAACGCTTCTACTAGCGCCACCAACGCCTCTAACAGTGCAACCAGTGCTGCTAGTTCTGCTGCTTCTGCTCTGGCTGCGTTTGACAGCTTTGATGACCGCTACCTTGGTGCTAAGGCAAGTGATCCGAGTGTTGATAATGATGGCGATCCGCTGAATGCTGGTGACCTTTATTACAACACCACCTCTTCGGTGATGAAGGTCTACACTGGCTCTGCTTGGGTTATTGCTTATGTTCCTGGTGATGCAGCCAGCATTAGCTTTGCCCCGTATAGCACGATTGCGTCTAACAACGTTCAAGGTGCTATTCAAGAGCTGACCGATGAAAAGCTCAACCTGACTGGTGGCACCCTTACCGGCAACGTCACTCTGGATAACCAGTCGGATCTGCGCTTTGGTGAAGCCACGGGTCATGGCGGTAACTGGGTTGCCTTCCAGGCTCCAACCACCATCGCTTCCAACGTCACTTGGACGCTTCCTAGTACTGATGCCACGGTTTCTGGTCATGCCCTTAAGAGCAATGCGGCTGGTGAACTGAGCTGGGGCACTGCTGGTGGTGCGTCTGGTGCTGGTGGTGATGATGTATTCTATGAAAATGGTCAAACAGTCACCACGTCTTATACCCTGACCGCTGGTAAAAATGCCATGAGTGCCGGTCCCATCACGATTAACGCTGGTGCCGTCATTACCGTCCCTTCCAACGCTAGTTGGGTTGTCCTCTAGTTAATTAACTATCATGCCTCTTGTATTTAACGGAGCAGGGTCAATTAGTGGCATTTCAGATACTGGTCTGGATGATGTCGTTAATGACGGACTGTTCATCAAAAATCTTAAGTCAGTCACTTCTAGTGTGACTCTTTCTGGCTCGTATAATTGGGGCACTTTTGGCCCCACTTCTATTGCCAATGGGGTTACCGTTTCTATTGGTTCTGGTGGAACCTGGAGCATTGTATGAGTAGCCTTCAAGTAGATAACCTTCAAACTTATAACAGTAACCCGCCTGTTATTAAGAATGTCAATGGTACTGAGGTTGGTACGTTCTGTCGGGCGTGGGTAAACTTTAACGGTACTGGGACGGTAGCTATTAGAGCCAGTTTTAATGTCGGTAGTATTACGGATAATGGGACTGGCGACTTTACGGTGAACTTCACGACGGCATTGGCGGATGCAAATTATTCTGTAGTCTCCGCTGGATCGCAACAAGCAAATGATTGCATCAGCATTAGTTCTAGTGCTGCGCCAACAACATCCGCTGTTCGTATTCAAGGCTATAGCAGAACTGATAGCTTTACGGCACAAGACGGAACATACAACAACATCGCTATCTTCCGTTAACCCATCATGAGCACACTAAGAGTCGATACAATTCAAAATGCGTCGGGAACTGATTCCCCGATCAATGTGCCTGGGACGGCTAAGGCTTGGGTTAATTTTAATGGGACGGGGACGGTAGCTATTAGAGCGAGTTATAACGTGAGCAGCATTACGGATAACGGGACTGGGCAATACACGGTGAACTTCACAGCATCAATGGCTGACGCGAATTATGCGTATCAGGTCAATGCAAGAGATGCAAACAACGGCATGGGCGTTCCAACTGCTCAAGCAGATCCGACAAGAAGTGTAACCGCCTCTGCATTGCCAATTATTTACAACTACCCTCCCGATCAATCGTTTTACGACGCAGACACAATGACCGTCGCCATCTTCCGCTAACCCAATACCACAATGAGTACACTAAACACAGTCAACATTACCAACGGTACTGATTCAATTACCGTTGAAGGCGCTGTAAAGGGTAGCGCAAAAGCTTGGGTTAATTTTAACGGAACTGGTACTGTTGCTATTCGTGCTAGCTACAATGTTAGTAGCATTACGGATAACGGGACGGGGGATTACACGGTAAACTTCACCAATGCTCTGACGGATGCAAACTATGCCGCAGTGGCTGGCGCAGGCAACGGAGACGACACAACCTCATTTATCAACGGAGTAGCTCAAGCCGCTCCAACAACCAGCGCCGTCCGGTTGAAAGTGGTCAATAGCAGCACGGTTGCCAGTGATCGCACCTACGTTCACATCGCTATCTTCCGCTAACCTTTCCTTTATACAACCTCCCTTCTTAACTTCAAAACAATGACTCAAAAAATCATCTACGCAACTCCTGAAGGTGGTGTTGCCGTTGTTCATCCTACCGGTGAAGTGCCCATCAACGAACTTGTTTCTAAGGTGGTTCCTGCTGGTGCTGACTTTGAAATCGTTAGCGAGTCTGCCATCCCGTCTGATCGGTTCTTCCGTAATGCTTGGGTAAAGGGCGATTGCTGCGTGGAACAAGACCTTGATAAGTGCAAAGACATCGGCCATGACCTGCGTCGTGCTGCTCGTGCTGAAGAGTTCAAGCCGTTTGATGAAGTGATCGCTAAGCAGATTCCTGGTGCTGATGCCACCGCTGCTGAGGAAGCCCGCCAGCAGATCCGCGATAAGTACGCCCTTGTTCAAGATGTGATCGAAGGCGCTACTACTCCTGATGAAATCAAGACTGCCCTGGAAGCAAACCAATGACAATTCGGCTAAACGGCTCCACATCGGGCTACACCGAGATCGACGCTCCGGCGGTGGCTGGGTCGAACACGCTGGTGCTTCCGACTGGTAATGGGTCCGCCGATCAGGCGCTGGTCACCAACGGCAGCGGCACCCTGAGCTTTGCTGATCGCGGGCGGATGACGCTTGCCACCGCGCAGAACAGCACCAGCGGCACCAGCATCGACTTCACTGGCATCCCGAGTTGGGTGAAGCGGGTGATGGTGATGTTTAACGGGGTGAGTACGAATGGAACTTCGATTGTTCAAGTTCAGATTGGCTCAGGCAGCATATCAGCGTCCGGATATGCCTCTACGGCAAGTTATAGCAACGCTGCCGGTGCTTACACATATGCAACGGGGGGCTTCATTCTAGACTCTACAAATACTGCACTTGCTGCAATATCAAGATCTGGTCTCTTGCAGCTGGTTCTGGTTGGCTCAAACACTTGGATTGCAAGTGGCAACATTTCTGGGGGAAGTGTCGGCCAAGTTACTAACTGTTGTGCAGGAAACTCTCCGGCTCTCTCCGGCACCCTAGATCGCGTCCGCATCACCACCGTCAACGGCACCGACACCTTTGACGCCGGGTCGATCAACATTCTCTACGAGGGCTGATCATGAGCACGCTATCTACAACCAACCTCAAGAACCCCAGCTCCGGCAGCAACAACATCGTGCTGGCGACTGACGGCAGCGCCACGATTGCCACGCTCAGCAGCACCACAATCACCGGCACCACAATTCAAGGCACGATCAAGTCGGGCACTGCAGTTGCTTCGACTAGTGGCACGTCGATTGACTTCACCAGCATCCCGAGTTGGGTGAAGCGGATTACGGTGATGTTTCAGGGGGTGAGTACGAGTGGAACGAGCATCGTACAGGTCCAACTTGGAACAAGTGGCGGCATAGAGACATCTGGCTACACAGGGTCTACTTCGGCCGTGGCGGCTTCAACCGTTGCCAGTGTTGCTAATTCAGCTGGCGTTCAGGTTTATGGCGCGGCCTTTTCTGCTGCTTCCAGTATTTCAGGGCTCATCAACTTTTCTTTGTTTAGTTCAGCTACAAACACCTGGGTTTACGGTGGGGGATGCGGCTTTTCTAACACTACTGCAACGGGAAATGCCCAAGGGAACAAATCCCTCTCCGGCACCCTAGATCGCGTCCGCATCACCACTGTGAACGGCACCGACACGTTTGATGCTGGCACCATCAACATCCTTTACGAGGGCTGACCCATGCACCGCATCGTTGTTGACGTTCAAACCGGCGAGCAGGAAATCGTCGAACTGACCGCCGAAGAAATCGCGGAGATCGAATCTCGCCCCGAGCCCGATCCCGTCCCCGAGCTGACGCCTGCTGAAAAGCTGGCCGCCAGCGGACTGACGGTGGAGGAACTAAAAACACTTTTAGGCATTGCCTAATCTATCCACATAAGTATCATGCTTACCATTCTTGGCCTTAAGGTCTCCTATGAGACCATCGTTTTCTTCGCCCTGTTCTTGGGTTCTGAAGTTATCGGTGCATCTAAACTCAAATCAAATAGTGTTGTTCAACTGATTCTTGGCGGTATTGCCGCCCTGAAGCCTCTGCGTAAAGAGGACGACAAGCTTAACCAAGTCAAAAACATCTTTAAAGGTTGAGGCTATGGTGCTGCTTCCGGTGAAGCAGTATTACGCCCAAACTGATAGTGCAACTGGTCATGGAGGCCGGATGTGCTTTAGCTCTACATGTGCTATGGCCATCAAGTACCTCCTACCAGATGCTCTTAAAGGGAGTAATGCTGACGATACATACTTAAAGACCGTACTTAAATACGGTGATACAACGCAAGCTACCGCACAGATTAAAGCCTGTGCTCAATACGGCATCCTTGCCACGTTTTACACCACCGGAACCAAACAAAAGCTCCTGTTTGAACTTCAACAGGGCTACCCAGTAGCAACAGGCATCCTTCATCACGGTCCAGCGACTGCCCCAACAGGTGGTGGTCATTACATGCTGTTGATTGGTGATGACGGAGCTAAGGGCATCTTCCACGATCCCTACGGTGAACTAAATAATACCAACGGCGGCTATGTAAAAGTCGGTGCTGGTGGTATGTCAGTTCGTTATTCCTGGGCTAACTGGCTCAAACGCTGGGAAGTTGATGGTCCTGGGACTGGTTGGTTTATGACTTTCAGAAAACAATGATTGAAGCAATCGTTTCAGGCACTGTTGCCGTCTTTACTGCTGTTGTTGCCCTTCATTCTCGTATGCACACTCGCATTAACGAAGTTGACTCACGTATTGACCGTGTAGAACTTCGCATTGCAGAGAAGTATGTTCAACGTGAAGAGCTATCTTCAGCTCTACAAAAGATGGAGGATCACATGATCCGCATCGAAAATAAACTTGATCAGATCGTACTGAGAAATGGCCAGTAAGAAAGCCACTGAGGACATGTTTAACGAGCTTCATAACCTCGTAACAACTGAGTTCCTACAACGAATTAAATCTGGTGAAGCCAGCACACAAGACCTTAAGGCGGCGTGTGACTGGCTTGCCAAAAATGACATCAGTGGCGTTGCTTATGATGGCAACCCACTAGATAAATTGGCGTCTGTAATGCCTAAAATTGATCCTGAAATGGTACAACGGAGGCTGTATGGCTCAAAACACGTCTGAGTACTACAAACAGAATCCAAAGGCACGTCAACGCCGACAAAAACAGCAAGCAAAGTACAACAAAACCAACAACGGTTTGAAAATCCGTACCGATGCTAATAAACTAAACCGAAAACTTGGTACTTATGGCAACGGTGACGGAATGGATGCTTCTCATACCGGACCTACAAAGGGTAAACTTGAAAACCCATCAGCTAATCGTCGTCGCCCACGCAAAGGCCAACGTTACGCATGACACCGCTGCTGCCAACACCTGATCATTACCTCCAAAACCTAATAACCATGACAAGTCCTGAAGCTAAACGGCTCTGGAGAAGAGCCATTAAAGAGCACTTCAATTGTCAATGTGTCTACTGTGGAGAAACCTATGAATTACATGAACTTACATTGGATCACGTTCGTCCTCGCTGCTATGGTGGTGAAGACCTTACATCAAACCTTGTACCCTCCTGTTGGAGATGTAATCAGGCTAAAGGTAGCAATAACTGGCTCTCATTTATGAGGGCTACATTCGGTCATAATCCCTTGAGAGAGGGACTTATCTTATCCCATATTAACTAATCATGCCTGCATTATCCCCTGAGCAAAGGAAGCGTCAACGACAGCTTCAAATTCAACGTGAAGAAGAGAATGCTCGTGCCATGGCTCCTCGCCGTGGTTCAAAAGTTGCACGTTCTTCCATGAAAGGTGCTGCTACTAAAGGTGAAACCGTTGGTGGTGCACCTCAACGTGTTAGTGTTAAGAACTCCGTTAAAAGCAAGCAGCTTACTGCTGATGAAGCACGTACTCCTAAAGTAGAAGCAGGTAAGTCTGATCCTGAGTTTCGTCGGCCAACTCCTGCTGACAAGAAGCCAGCTACTCCTCCCGTAAAGGCTTCTGCCCAGCGTACTACTGCAATGCCTGCTTCGCGGATGACTCCCCCGATTCCTAAGCCGAAGCAAGAAACTAAAGCTGCTGCTCAATCTTACCGTGACAAGGAAGACACCAAGGGTACTTCGGTTGGTCGGTATCGTACCCTTTCTGAACACCTGGCTGCTGTACAAGCTAACAAAGCCATGAAGATTGGTTCTAAGATGGATACTAAGTCTGATGTGTACACCTCTTCTACTAAGGTAGATGGTGGTAAAATGGACACGTCTAAGGTAACCTCTAAGACTGAAGAGTACGATAAGAAAAAGCGTAAGAACCTTAAATAAGCATCTTCCTTATTAAACGATAGTGCCGCTCCAAACCGGGGCGGCTTTTTTCATGCCAGAATTTATTCCTGTTGAAACAAGATCTGACGCAATTAAAGCCGCTCAAACATACTTAGAAGATAAACCTTCTTTGTCCGGTGGTAACCTTTATGAGCTACCTAATGGGGATAAACTACGGGTACGTAAAAAAGAAGGTGGGCGGCTTTCTGCGGAAAACTACAATACTAAAGAAACTGCGGACACTAAACGCAGTAAAGAAGAACGCAAGTTTAAAACAGAAGCAGAACGTGAAAATCTTTCTCAATTAAAAAGGGAAGCCAAGAAAGTATCTGAATCTACCGAGCATCAATTTGTATCTGGTGGTAAACCTACAATTGTTGAACATAATGTTCGATTGGCTTCTGGAGGTTCAAATGAGTACGTATCTTTATCTGATCCAGAGTTCAAAGTATTCAAAGATACGGTTGAATCTAAAGTCCACGCTGCTTATGGAGATAAGTATGTAGTAGATGTTGACGATGTAACAGGTTATGTACGTGTCATCCCTAAAAAGTATCACAACAAACTTCAACCTACAAGTCAACAACCTGGGTTAGATTTTGAACCTGGTATAGATATTGATCAAGCACTTAAAAATCTTTCTGGTACTGGGATTTCAACAAAATCAACAGCAAGTGTTCGATTTGCACCCCCTGCAACACCTGCACCTACACGTACTCCTAGCCCTAAACCAACTCCTAAACCAGCACCTGTTGTTAAACCTAAACCAGTTGCTAAGCCTAAATCAATAGGAACTAAAGCTGGTAGCGTTAGATTTAGTCGTTCTTTGATTCCTGCTGAAGCACCCTCACAAGAAAGGTTTGGTCCTTTTGGGATGATAGGTACTGTTGATCAACCCCACGAACGTCAAGGCATATAACTTCGTTAGAGGCACCTACAAGCCTCTACAACACCCCTTAAACCACCTTTAGGTACATTCTACCATACATGCCTGCAAAACGCCGTACAGCGCCTTCTAGAGGGGACTCCGTGTTAGAGTCCCTTCAACAGGACTTTAAACTATTTTTACAAGCACTTTGGGGACAACTGGATCTTCCCTCCCCTACCCGTGCTCAATACGCTATTGCCGACTACCTACAACACGGTCCTAAACGTTTACAGATCCAAGCTTTTCGTGGTGTAGGTAAATCGTGGATTACCGGAGCCTTTGTGTTGTGGACCTTGTTCAATAACGCTGAGAAAAAGATCATGATTATCTCCGCTTCTAAAGAACGAGCAGATAACATGTCCATCTTCTTACAGAAACTAATCATTGAAACGCCTTGGTTATCACACCTCCGACCCAAAAGCGATGATGCTCGGTGGTCTCGTATTAGTTTTGACGTTAACTGTTCTCCTCACCAAGCACCGTCCGTCAAATCAGTCGGTATTACGGGTCAGCTGACGGGTTCTCGTGCTGACCTGATGATTCTTGATGACATCGAAGTCCCTGGTAACTCCATGACTGAGATGATGCGTGAGAAACTCCTTCAACTTTGCACGGAGGCTGAGTCTATCCTTACCCCTAAACAGGATAGTCGAATCATGTACCTTGGTACACCACAGACAACTTTTACCATCTACCGTAAACTAGCTGAACGTAACTACAGACCCTTTGTTTGGCCAGCTAGAGTACCACGTAAATTATCTAATTACGAAGGGTTAATCGCTCCTCAACTCCAAGAAGACATCGATAACGGTGCTGAAGCGTGGGATGTAACAGACCCAGACCGATTCAGTAGTGATGATTTGTTGGAACGAGAAGCAGCAATGGGTCGGAGCAACTTCATGCTCCAATTTATGCTTGATACGAGTCTTAGTGATGCAGAAAAGTTCCCACTTAAGTTCCAAGACCTTATCATTACCTCCGTTAATCCAACTCAAGCGCCGGATTCTGTTGTGTGGTGCAGTGATCCTCGTAATGTTCTCAAGGATTTGCCTACGGTTGGCTTACCAGGTGATTATTTCTACTCCCCGATGCAGCTTCAAGGAGAGTGGAGTGAATACTCTGAAACGATATGCAGCATTGACCCGTCAGGTAGAGGCACAGACGAAACAGCAGCAACGTACATAAGCCAAAAAAATGGCTTTCTTTACGTCCACGAGGTACGTGCTTACCGCGACGGTTACTCCGACAACACTCTGTTAGACATCCTTAGAGGTTGTAAAAAGTATAACGTTACCAAACTTGTCATTGAGACTAACTTTGGTGATGGTATTGTTTCAGAACTCTTTAAAAAACACCTTCAACAAACCAAACAAAACATTGGTGTTGAAGAAGTACGAGCTAATGTTCGTAAAGAAGAACGGATTATTGACGCCCTAGAACCCATCATGAACCAACACCGACTCATCGTTG